AGAGATGGATCGAAAAGTTGCCTCCAGACATGGCATGTAGAGTTAGGCACGATGTTGCTATAATAGTTAAACGCAATATAAGATGCTGCTAGAATCGTGATTTGCATTATCTAATCGAGCCTATATTAGATGGTATTTATATGGCGTAAAAGTGTGTATATGGTGAAGAATCCCAGAGTTTATTATTAATTTTTTAAATTTAAAATCAAAACCTCACAGCCTGCGACTATTATAGTCTGAGCCTATTGCAGAGCATTTCCCATAGGCATCTTCTATTATAGACGGAGACTATCAGAATCCAGTCGCCAATAGGTAATAAGAAAGCTTTATAATAAGAAATTATTAATCTAGTTTGGCTGGTTTGCACACTTGCACAGAGACCCTTTACCCTACTCGGCTATAGGGTCTTTGCTTGACGGGTTATCCAAAATGTGCTATAATAGAGGCATATTAAGAAAAGGAAATTAAAAATGAGTAAGCATCCCCTAGTAGTATTTGCAAATTTTGCTAGAGACAACGGTCTCTCAATTACAGAAGCAGTCAAATATTGTAGTGATAACTATGATGATTTGGATAGCGTAATGACAGATGCATATGAGTGCGTTTACGAGGAGCTTATGCATTTTGTAAATGATTATAGCAAGTAACATTATAACCCTTAAGGGTATAGGGTTATTGGTTGACAGGTTATCCAAAATGTGCTATAATAGCAGCATAAACAGAAACAAGGAGCAGATATGAGAAACCCATTTTTTATTGTAGCAATACGGTGTGAGTATACCGGCAACCCCACAGCAGCTACTATGCAAGTCTTCACAGAACGAGAAGATGCATATGCAGCAGTCAGGGCCATGGAGCGCGCAGACCCAGAGCAAGGCGCACAAGTATGGGTCGAGCGTCCCGTAGGTGGCTTCTATGCAGTGGCGATGGTCGAGAATGACCATGTGGTGTATTTCTAATAACCCGTTAGGCAACAGGGTCATTTGAAAAAGATTTGACAAGTTACTCAAACGGCATTATAATAAGCACATGTTACAGCAAAAAGGAAACAAAATGGAAATAGCAGTCAAGTTCAACAGCACCAAGAATCGTTTCGAGGGTTTCGTAGATGGCAAAATGGTATCACGCTCACGACACGAATCTTATGTAAAAGACCAGTTAGCAAAGCTGGGCTTTGTGGTAGGTCAGGTGCAGAACGATGTGACTGAGAAGGCATCAGAATTTGGTATCAACGAGCGCTTTGAATTCGTAGAGCAGATGGTCGGCATGGTCGCTAAAAAGACAATCGCATCAGCAATTATCACAGGCCAAGGTGGTCTGGGTAAGACGCACACGGTGTTGAAAGCTCTTAAGACCAACGGCATGGCAGACACCACAGACCTCACTAAGTTTGAGGTAGGTGCTCGCATTAACACCCCTAAGTCTTATAAGGTGATTAAAGGCTTCTCTACAGCAAAGGGCTTGTATCGTACGCTGTTCGAAGGCAACGGCCAAGTGCTAGTGTTCGATGATTGTGACAGTGTGTTGACAGACCCCGTGGCATTGAATTTGCTTAAAGGTGCTCTTGACTCATACGGTGAGCGTTGGATCAGCTGGAACGCAGATATGAAAGACGAGGATCTGCCCAGGTCATTCAAGTTCACAGGTACAATTATTTTCATCTCGAACAAAGACCTCGAGCGTTTAGACCAAGCAGTTCGTTCGCGAGCAATGTGCGTTGATTTGAGCATGACACAAGGTCAAAAGATCGAGCGCATGGAAGTGCTTGTAGCAGATCCTGAGTTCCTCGAAGAATACAGCAAGGCGTACAAAGCAGATGCAATCAACTTTTTGCGTGAGAACATGAACAGCATCAAGAATTTGAGTTTGCGTACTCTGATAGCAGCGACAAAGATTCGCGCAGAGGGTGGCGAATGGAAGAAATTGGCAAAGTATGTTATTACGCAGGGTGCATAATACCCCAGTACCCGAAAGGGTTATTGTTGACAAGGTCACGAAACGGTGTTATAATCGAGACATAGTAACAAAGGAGAAAGCATGAAAGAACTCAAAGAGTACGTAGATCAAAAGAACAAGTGGAATGCAATGTTCAAGGGCCGTGTTTACGACCTGTCTATTGCGCTGGACCGTCAGCTGATTTCTGATGCGCTCGATGCTGACCTCTCCCCGGAGAACCTCACCTGTGATGGTGAACTCCCCCGTGCACAAGTGATTGCCCGTCACAAGCAACTGACCAAGATTGCGAAGCAATTGCTGGCGCTAGACCCATCCGTCAAGTTCTACGAATACTCATAAGGAGCATATATGAGTCGCTTCACAGACATCCTTCTGGACGTAGAGCCCCTCATGGACCAGGGGTATAACGCATATAGCATAGCAGTTATGCTAAGCATTGATATAGAGTTAGTCGAGCAATGCGTAGCATATATAGACGAACAGCGCTACCATACAGACATGGCAGCAGATCCTTATAAGACTTATAGCATTACAGCATGACGAACTTTCTAATAGGATTTGCACTGGGGTGGGCTGTCTTTACTGACACAGGACGCGAGGCAGCAATGATAGCGTACTATTACGCCACACAGGCCAGCGACCGTATAGCGCACCGTGTAGCCGAAGATCTCCCACCCCCTACGGCGCCCCGCCCCTCAGAGCGATAGCCGTAGGCATCGCATAGGCCCAGCAATCTAGACCCCCCTAATTAGCACACAGAAACCGATTGCATGCTTATATAGCATATAGCGGCCTGCTAATATTAACCTTGGTTTTAAAAATCTCCCTATAAAAAAATTTCCCAGAAAAATTTCTCCAGAAAAAAGTTACTATAATATGACCTTCAATACAAAGGGTGTCTTTACCGAAGAAGAAATACAACGAGCAGAGAAGAGCCTCGGTAATATATTGATTAAAAAGGGTGTCTACACAATGAAAGATCTCAATGATATGATCGAGGATGAGGATATTAAGCTCGACAAACAGGAAACATACATTGTGGCGGGTAACCGTGCAGAATTCGATAACTACGTCCATAAGAAACTCGCGGAAGACGTAGATAACTACGGTAAAGAATACATATACGTAAGAGATCGTTATACACTAATGGGATTATCCAACATAAAAGGATACTACATTGGCACAGCGTTTATGCGTAAAGATATCGATCAAATTAAACAAGCAATAGCGTTTATTAAACAGATAGCTAATTTACCCCATGCTGATAACTAATAAATACTGTATACATTAAGAAAGAGATTATGTTTATACAAGCGAATGAATACAAAAAAATTATACAAAAGATACCCATTTTATGCGTTGATATCATATTGAGATATAAGGATAAAGTATTACTCATTAAAAGAGCAGATGAGCCATGCAAGGGCATTTACTGGCCTATTGGTGGACGTGTCCATAAGGGAGAATCCGTTGATGCCGCAGCTCGCCGAAAGATACTCGAAGAGATTGGAATCAAATATACCGGAGACTTGATACCTATTGGCTTTTATGAGGATAATTATACTGAGTCTGCTTTCGAAGCCCAAACTGAGTATTCCTCGTTTAGTTTGGTGTTTGTCGGGGATCTAAACAACGAACAAATAAAGTCTAAAGTTCGACTGGATAAAACTTCCGAAGACTTTGGATATTTCGATACCTTACCAAAACGATTCGTGGTCAAGAGATTCTCAGACTTTGACGAAGCCTTACAGGATTGGAAGTAAAGGTATATATAATATGTAGCAATCTGGGCCGTTTCGGGCCGGACTAATGTAAAAACTGAAAAAGGGAGATAATATGGGATTATTTTTATTGGGTGTGTTCGTAGGTGGAGTGTTGGTTTGGGGCTATAAGTTTCTAAATACTCCTATGACTTTAAATGAAGCCTTGGTCAAAACAGAACAAGAAATTAAAGAAACTTTGGACGTCAACAAAGACGGCAAGGTAAATACCGAAGATGTGAAGGCAGTTGTCAAGCGTCCTCGTAAAAAAGCGGGCACAACGCCCGAGTAATCCGAAATGTTGATCTGACATAACAATTACACCATTTTATATGATATCAATAATAACAATAAAAGGAGTTAGTTATGGCAGATTGGGATTCTCACGCAGCAGCTGAAGTAAAAAACCCTACACCATTTAATACAAATGCAGTACCACCAAATGGATTCCAATCTGGTAATCCTGAGATGCTCAAAAGCGGCGGTGGGGCATTAAGTCAAGGTGGTGAGTCCACAGTAGCATTAGATAAGGATGCAACTGATTGGATTAATAAGAAAATGCGACCTATGATGGGTTGGATTTATATGTTAACTTGTACATGTGACTTTGTATTGTTTCCGATCTTATGGTCGATGTTACAAGCAATGTCTGCAGGACAAGTTACAAGCCAATGGATGCCATTAACCCTTCAGGGTGCAGGGTTATACCATATTGCAATGGGTGCTGTTCTTGGAATTGCTGCTTATGGCAGAACAAAAGAAAAAGTAGCCGGAGTTGCTTAAAAAAGTGGGCTTCGGCCCACTTATTGCTTGACATCTTCCACAAAAGGTGTTATAATTATTCTATATTAGGAGTTGATATGAGTGATCATAAAGAAATTGACCAAAAATTGCCTAAAAACAGCAAGCCAGCACTAAATTCAAAGCCACTTGTTCATTTACAAGCATTGGCAAAGAATACAAAACCAAAAAACATTCCTCAAGTCAACAAAACTATCATGAAAAAAGTCGGCCGAGGTCGATAATTTTAAATTACATTATTTTAAGGTGAAAATATGAAAAAATTCGAGTCTGCAGATTTGTCTGAAATGACAGATTGGTATAAAACTGCCTCTGTCAAGGAACAAGCACAATTTCGAGAATGGTTAGTGGGTGTTTTGAAGACAAATACCGTGGGCTTGACTTTCAAGAAGAAAGATGATACAATAAGGGAAATGAAATGTACCTTAGCTGAAGAAAAATTGCCTGAAATTGAGAAAAAGACAGAGCGGGTTCGCAAAGAAAACGACAATGTTATTTCAGTATTCGATATTGAAAAGAATGAATGGCGTTCTTGCAGGTATGATTCAATTAAGCAGATCAAATTTACCCTTGGAGAATAAATGGCTACTAAACGTGAGCACGACGCAGGCAAAGTTCTATTATCTGAACCGTTGGTTTCTAAATTAGATCCAACTGCTGAAGATTATGTCATTACATTGATTAGAATCAATAATTGGTATAGTACTGATAAAACTAGAGGCGATGCTCACAAGTATTTTGCGCAATATGTAAAGCACAATATGCCAAGCTCAGTTAAAATATTTACTGAGGTTGACGAAAAAGACGTGCACATGACATATGGCTGGATGGCTCGTATGTTATTGCAAGGTGCCAATATACGCAAAGATCACTTAGACGGATTTAATAAAGAATTGAACCGTTTATTTGAGATTGGCAAGAAACGTCTTGATGCTAAGAAAAATGTCATCACAGTAACAACACCTGTAGCAGTGGTTAAGCGTCCATCTATTCAAGATGCAATTAAAGATAAGGCATCTGAGTATATTGGTGAGCTTGAGGGGTTTGTAGATGAGTTTTGTACTGCGGATAAAGACTTTAATCTATATACCCATTTAAAGGGTAACCAAATCCCTGCCCCATATACTACATTCGTAAAAACTTGGGCAGTAAAGAAATTAGATCAATGGAATGAAGTAGCTGATTCTAAAGACTCGCAAATTGTTGAGGGTTATTCGAATTTTCCTAAACGTAAGATTACTAAGATTGTAAAATTGTTCGAATCTTTCGTTGAGGACTGTGACAAGTATGGGCAGTTCAAGAAAGCCAACCGCAAGGTCAGAGCAACTAGAGAAAAACCTGCAGTTGCACAAATTAAGAGCTTAAAGTATAAACTTAAGGATGATGAATTAGGTTTAACATCTGCAAAGGCATTTGATCTTGTAGGTGCAGAGCAAGTATGGTTATTTAATACGAAAACAAGAAAATTATCGGTATACACATCCGAATCAACAAAAGGTATGACTGTAAAGGGTACGACTTTACAAAATTGGTCTCCAGAAAAATCCAAACAAAAGACTTTGAGAAAACCCGAAGAACAAATTAAAGATTTGCTCGCTTTGGGTAAGGTTAAATTAAGAACTTTCCTAGATAATATTAAATCTAAAGAACAGGCTGTCAATGGTAGGATAAATATAGATACAATCATCCTAAAAATTACGAGGTAACACATGGCAGGTATTAGTTTAAGTTATTGTCAACTTATAAAAATTGTTTTATCGCAAATCGGCGGTAATCCATTAGAACAATTATACACATCAACAATACAGGGTTCTAGACAAGTAGCAGTTGGTCTAGGAATTCCTGGCGGACTTGCAGAAATTAGAGCACTAATAGATAGAGTTACAAATGCTATTAATGAAGCAGGTACAGATGTTACAAATGCACAAAAACTTGTAGAAGCAATACAACAGCAGCTATTTCAAAATCCTATTGCGTTTCCTGCGTATGCAACTAATACGGCAATTACATCAAGGTTAACACCCTTAAATTCTCGTATAGCAGTTATAGATCAATGGACTGCAAATGCAAATGCAGTCCCATCATTCACAGTAAGTTCACCGTATACTTCTGCAACAGAGGAAAGAGCAGCCTTATCATCTCAAGTGAGTACATTATATACTGTTTCCGAAAAATTAGACACCTTTAAAAATTATACTGATAGATTGTCGGGAGTTGCTACCTTATCTGGCGCAGAGGCAGCGGGTGGATGTTCTCTACAAGACTTATTAGGCAATGGATGTACACCTAACAATTCTGTTCCAGACGTGGATTTAAAAGAACTGATAACATCTCTTAAACAGGGAGATCTAATTACTGCAATTGAACAAAAACTTTTAAGTGGTTTAGGTATCAATGAATTGACTACAGCATTAAATGATTTCAATACTGTACTTACTAGATTTAATGCATTATTTAATACTTCTATCAATAAGGCCGCATTGAAGGCAGCAATTGAAGCACAAATTAATCATATAGTTTATAACTTATTATCTGGTTGTTCTGGCGGTGTTTATGAAGATATCATGAAGACAGATGTTGCTGCAGCTATGACTAAATATGTTGCAGCAAAACAAGCACAGATTGATGGTAATGCTATTAGAGATAGTGAAGACGGTACTCTTATAGATAAACCAACTGAGGCAGTAACGGTTGCGTCAACAACAACAGATTCCGCATCAACACAAAATCCTGATGCAGTTGAAGCAGTTACTATTACATATCAAGTAAGAGTAACACGCCCAGGTATGGCAGGTGTTCCGGCGTCACAATTTGTACAAGCAAGAAACGCGTCTGATGCAGCTAGAATAATTGAGCAAGGATTAATAGAGGAAGGGGCAAAGGGAAGTGGTTACAAAATAGAAGTAGAAAATGAAAAAACAGGGACGATATTTACACTACAGGATCGTGGTCCCTTAAACACAGGAAAGCCAAACTTATAATGATAGTAGTTGACTTTAATCAAACAGCCATTTCTAATCTAATGGCTGAGGTGGGTGGTCGTAATGATATTGAAATTCAAGTGCCTCTATTGAGACATATGATCTTAAATTCTATACGAGGATACAAACAAAAATTCGGTAAAGAATTTGGCGAGATAGTTATCGCATGCGATAATCAAAACTATTGGCGCAGAGATTATTTTCCTTATTACAAAGCGGGAAGAAAAAAGGCAAGAGAAGATTCTGGCTTTGATTGGAAAACAATCTTTGAGGCAATTAATCTTATTCGTAGTGAGATTGAAATGTTCTTTCCATATAAGGTTATTAATGTCGCAGGCGCAGAAGCAGATGATATTATTGCTGTACTCGCAGAATGGTCTCAGACTAATGATACCAAGAGTGTTTTATTTGATGAACCTAAGCCGTTTCTAGTATTATCCGGAGATCATGACTTTATTCAATTACAAAAGTATGAGAATGTAAAACAGTTCTCCCCTATACAAAGGAAATATGTTAAACCTGATATTAGTCCTGAGAAATATATTTTTGAACATATCATTAAAGGTGACAAGGGGGATGGTATTCCAAATGTGCTATCAGCAGACGATAGTATTGTGAATGGTGTACGACAAAAACCAATACGTCAGGAAAAATTAGATCTTTGGTACAAAGATTTTGATGCCATGCCCCAAGATGCGGAATTTAAGAAAAATTACGAACGCAATAAAAAATTAGTTAGTTTTAGTTGCATCCCCGACAATATTAAAAATTCTATCATAAATAGGTATGAGGATACCCCATCAAAAGATAAAAGCAAGTTACTAGATTTTTTTGTTGAACACAAAATGAAAAATATGTTAGAAGTTATAGAGGAATTTTAAATGAAAACTACAATACCACAAATTTTCGAAGACGTTGAAAACGCTAGCAGCAAAGATTCTAAAATTAAAGTGTTACGAGCCTATGATCATCCAATCTTAAAGGGCATGCTGCAGATTAATTTTGATCCAAATGTAAAATTAGATTTGCCCGAAGGGGAACCTCCTTTCAAAAAGGATACTACTATCCCAGTAGGTTATTCTGAAACTAATCTATACGCAGAATTTAGACGTATGTATGTTTGGCTTGATCCGAATATTAATCTTACTAGACATAAAAAAGAACAACTGTTTATTCAGATGTTAGAAGGTATACATTGGTCTGAAGCAGAGGCATTGTGTCTAGCAAAGGACAAAAAGCTACAAACCAAATATAAATCTTTAAAAGAAGATATTGTTCGAGAAGCATTTCCGAATCTATTACCAGAAAAGCAAAAAGTAGAGGCAAAAGTAGAGGCGGCAACAAAAGCAAAAAAAGTAAAATCTTTGAGCGTATCCTGACCTGGTTCAAAGATAAACCAGTAGAAGAAGAAAAAGAAAAATGGTCAGATCAAGGAACCCCACTACCCGAACCTTTGTATGATTCGAGATATCGAGTAGAATATAAATACAGAGCATTTGACAAGCACTGAAAAAGGTGTTATAATATATTATGTTAATGGAGTTCATATGACAATGCATATTGTGGGTCCTTGGCTTTCCACTTCGGGTAAGAAAAAGGGCAAAGTTAAATTTCGTAATGCGGATGAGGCTCGTAAGGCAAGAGAGTTAGATGCAGCTTGGAAACAACTGCTTAAAAATCAAGGCATCGAGCAAGAAGAAAAATCTCGCAAAAGAGCAATGGCAGCGGAACCGTTGTCTTATAAATTATCTGCGCCTGCAGGTAGACAATCAACTAAGCACATCCCCAGTTTAAATACGGGCGACGGTATTGCTGCCAAAAAACAAATTCCACAATATACAGGAACAAAAATGCTTGGCATTGGAACAATGCACAAGTCCAATGCCGTGCCCATCTTTAGTGATGATGAGGCAAAATCTATTTCAAGTATGAGACGCTAATGTCTAAAATTGTTTTAATCACTGGCGGATTTGATCCCCTACATTCTGGGCATATTGCTTATTTTAAAGCTGCAAAAACTTTAGGTGACATATTAATTGTTGGATTAAATTCTGACGATTGGCTTGTTCGTAAAAAAGGTGCAGCCTTTATGCCATGGAACGAAAGACTTTGTGTTATTAATAATTTATCAATGGTCGACGAAGTTTTTACCTTTGATGACGACGACGGATCGGCAAAACATTTTATTCAACAGGCAAGAGCACATTATCCCGATGCCGAACTTATATTTGCCAACGGCGGCGACAGGACTAAAGATAATATTCCAGAAATGGATGTTGTAGATTGTAATTTATCATTCGCATTTGGTGTTGGTGGCGAAAATAAAATGAATTCCAGTTCGTGGATTCTTCAAGAGTGGAAGGCTCCTAAAACAGAAAGACCATGGGGCTACTATAGGGTTTTACACGAACAGGGTAAAGAAGTCAAGGTAAAAGAATTAACAGTAGAACCAGGAAAATGCTTGAGTATGCAAAGGCATCAAGATCGAGCAGAACATTGGTTTGTATCTGAAGGAACAGCCACAGTCTATACTATAGATGTAGGTACCGATGTTGACCTTTTGGGAGTTTATCAAAAATTTGATAGTCTTCATATTAGTAAAACAAAATGGCATCAGCTTTGTAATGAAACTGATAAGCCATTAAAAATTGTAGAAATACAATATGGTGATAATTGTGTCGAAGAAGATATAGAAAGGAAACCTTTATTATGACAATACCATCAAGCCCAGTAGATCGTAAAGCTATCTTAGACTGCATGAAAGAAATTAGTGCATCTATGACTCGCACCGAAGGCGAGCGAGAGTTTATGCGTGAAGCTATTAAAGAAATTTGTGATAAGTATCAACTTTCCAAAAAGACATTTCGTCGAATGGCAAAAGTATATCACAAGCAGAACTTTAGTTTAGAACTAGAAGAGCACGAGGAGTTTGAGACTATGTATCAAACAATTACAACATCAACAACTATGAGTAAAGATCATGCCTAAATTTACACTTATTTGCGATCACGGTAATGAAAAAACAACCGTAGAATTTGAAAAAGACTATTTGCCCGAGGTTCTCGAAAACCTTGAGATGTTTCTTCGAGGGGCGGGATATCATTTTGATGGTACTTTAGATTTTGTTGATGATGAATATGTAAATCAAGAAGTTCCTGCGAAAGGACTTTATTTTCATGTATAATCAATATATTCTCGAAGCCAAATATCTGGATGCCATTAAACGAGTTAAACGTAAACTCATTGTCGGGGTATATGCTAATTTAGATAAGGTAGAGGAAGCTAAAAAGAATTTACTTGCAGAAGAAACTAAATATTCTTTGCGATTTTCAATAACCCCGCATTTTAATCCGTTTCTTGAAAATGTTGCTTGACTTCTTTCCTAAAAGATGTTATAATAAGACATTAAGGAGCAGAAATGAGCGCAATTTATACCGTTATTGAACAATTAGCATCAGACAATTCTCGTCTTGCTAAGGAAGCTATTCTAAAGAAGAATGCTACCAATGAATTATTAAAGCGAGTGTTTAAATTAGCTTTGAATCCATTTGTTCAATTTTATATCAGAAAAATCCCAAGTTATGATACTGCTAAAGATGTTAATCATAAGTCCTTACAAGAAGCACTAGATAATCTTAGTGTTTTGTCTGATAGGGTTATGACAGGTCACGCAGCAATTAATCACTTACAATTTATTTTAGGATCGCTGAGTAAAGAAGATGCAAAAATCATTGAGCGTATTATTGCAAAAGACATGCGTTGCGGAG